CACGTATTAGCTGTAACTCAACAAGGTGATACATTAACTATACCTATTGATGTTATAAGACCTATTAATTATAGAATAATTAATTATAGTGGCTACGATTACAGTTGGCCAAGACCTTACTATTATAACTACCATAGAAATTATGATTATAGTTATGGGTCAACAGGTAGATCAAGTAATAATAACAGTAGCAATAATACCAATAGTAATAATAATAAACAAATACCAGATAGAGCAAATAACAAACCAACGCCTCCACCTGGTGTTAAAAGCAGCACTGGTCGCGGACCAGAATAATTATATAATATATGGAAAATTTAATATCGCCGGAGTATAGAGCGCAAATAGAAAAATACCACAATAAAAGGCCTTGGGGTGGAGCAATAAGAGGTAAAGCTCAAATGTTAAATAAATATATGATTATGTCAGGTGCAAAATCATTATTAGATTATGGTTGTGGTAGAAGTGATTTAAAAAAAGAATTACAAGCAACATATGGTAATTTCCCATATATATTAAATGAATATGAACCTGGTATACCTGAATTAGCTGGTGATCCACCGGTAAGTGATGCAGTTATATCTTGTGATGTTCTTGAACATGTTGAACCTGCTAAGATTGATAACGTCATAAAACATATACACGATAAATGTAATATGTGGACATGGCATAAAATATGTTTAAGAGCAGCTACCGGAGCTTTTCCTGGTGGCGAGCAAAATTTGCACTTAACCATAAAGCCTGGCTTTTGGTGGTTACAAAAATTTGAACCTTATTTTGAATTTTTAGAAACTAATATAAACGAAGGCTTTTGTTCTTTTCTAGGAATTAAAAAATGAAACCAAATAATTTTTTTGATTTTAATAATAACGGTAAGTATGATTGGTGGGAATATTTAATACCAGTTATAATACTAATATTAATAGAAGTTATTGCTGAGCTTTTGGTAGGATCTTTGAACTTGCTGAAAATCTTGGTGCAGTCTTCATAATTTTACAACCTTTCATCCAATCTGTGTAAGGTACTTCATTTTCTTTCAAGTCTGAAAGTATATGCCAATTTATTAATCCCCTTTTTTGAAGAGATCTCATATATCCCTGCTCCATATCTTTATCATGAGCTGGTCTATTTAATACATATACTGGTAAATGCCAACTGTGTGGATCACAATTACTTACTTTACCTCTTTTATCTTTAGGTCTTTTATTAATTGTTTTAGCAAAGAAATCAAAACCTATAAGATCAATACTTTTATAAGTTTTTATTTTATCTAAAAACCATATAATAGTTATAAATCCTGCGCTAGGTCTATAATCATTAGTACCTCTTAAGTCTTTACCAAACTCATCCATTATTCTAATTAATTCTTCATCAGAATACATTTGAGTATACTTTGGAAAATCCTTTGGTAATCTATCTTCTAAGACCCAATCCTTTAACATTAAGTTACCTCTGCTTCTATTTATTAATACTTTTGTATTTTTAAATTTACCTGTAGCAAATTCTTCTTTTACATTATTAAACGCTGGCGCTCTAAACTGGCCAGTTACCCATATATCACATTTAGTTCCTAAAGACTTTTCTTGCAATGGTGTAGCTTCAATAGCTCTACCAAATCTTACAACAATATCATACTTATCGATAAACTCTGAAAGATTATGATTCATAATCTCTACAGAATTACCGATAAATATAATACGTTTATTTTTTACAAACTGTTGTATACTCTCCACCATTCTTCGGAAGCTTCAGCGTCTTTATAATCATTAAACCATGGGCCACCGTTTGTATAATGTAATGCTTTTGCACCTTTTAAATCATAATATCCTACAAGAGCATTATATTGTTTAGGTATAGAAGCTATATTATCTTCATGTATAAAATGAAATTCATGAAGCTGTGCTGGCGTAGCGTTGTCTAAATATTCTTTAGTAAGTTTATTTTTAAACCAAGCATTATCAAATACCATTAAACTTGACCAATTCTTTTTTGGATATGTTTTATTTATTATGCCATTCATTTTATTTGCTTCCGCTTCATAATCATCATGCTTTACAACCGCTAATGGTTTATCTTTAATAAATCTTTTAGCTTGATTAATATCACATTTCCATAAAAAATCATTATCACAAAATATAGCTCTACCTTCATAGTTACATAAAAGTGGTACATAAAATCTTGTAAAAGAAAATTCTGTTGACTCACCTTCAACGTCCTTTCTTCCATATATGCCTGTTTCTTTTAATTTATTTTTATCTAACCATGTTATATTAGCTTCTGGAAAATAATCTTTAATTGATTTTTCACAAACTTTAGTTGCGTCTTTGTATCGGGAATCGTGCCCTATAAATATTCTTAAACTCATTTTTATACTTTTTTACCTGATGTTCTTCTATTAATATCGTCGTGATTAAATTCAGCCCAATACAATTCAAAAGCAATACCATCTTCTAATCCTTCAAACTGATGAAACTTACCTGGCTTAACCATTGTAAAATCACCTGCTTCTAGTATTGTTTCGTCAACCAAGTCTTGGTCGTCTTGCCAAACTCTAACGAGCATTTTACCGGACTCTACAAAAAATCCGTTCCATTTAAATTTATGTTCATGCTCTGAACATTTGAATCCTTTATTATATTCTATTCTATGAAATTCTAATACACCATTTTTGTGTATCATTTCTGTTTTACCCCAAATTTTTCCTGCTTTCATATTTTTTTATTAAAATAAGGTTTTGACCAATGAGATTTATTTGATCTATTATGTTGTATTTTTATTGTTCTTTTTACTCTTTTATAAGGAGCCCAGTTATACCATTTAGCTCTACTATTTGCTGAATGTGGAGTTATTTTAAAATCTTTTAATGTTTGGTGTGGTTTATTATTAAAATGTATACTTAATAATATTCTTGGCCCTATCGTATCAACTTTATGATATTGATAAGCCGGAATATATAATAAATCACCTGGCTCTAAAACAAATTCATCAATAATAGTTTCAGGCTTGTTTGGTATATATTCTTTATATATAGTCCATTTAGTTTTACCTTCTGTATGAAATAAAAAGTTTTCAGTTGCATCACCATGAGCTGGAAATGATTTTGAATCTTTAGCATGAGAAGCATATACATTTACTTGGCCATGTCCAAAAAATCTTTCAAACTCCATACATATATCGACTAATTCTTTCTTTTCATATTCAGCAAAAGGAATAACAAATGTTTTATTTTCTTTTTTCCAAAAGTTATAGATTCTTTCTTTACTTAACATTGGTAATTTTAATTTACCTTTAAGTATTTTATCTAAACACCATCTACCATCTTTTGTATTTGCACCATCAATAATCTGCAAACTTTTTACATTAGGGTATCTATTTAAATAATTATCAAAGTCATTCCAAGTAAATAAATTTTTAAATTTATTTCTTCTTATAACTAAATGTTTTTTGCCCCAATAGTTTTGAAAAAAGTTTTTTACACTTATTGGTTCTAATATGTTTTCTATTGTAATTTTATCCATCGCAAGCTAAACAATTTTCGTCCATTGCTTGATCAGCAATATCGCCTCTCAATACAGACTCGGTTCTCATATAATATAACGTTTTAATTCCTTTTTTCCATGCAGCCATATGTACTTTATTTAACCATTTTGGTGTAGCTGTTGCAGGAAAAGCTAAGTTTAAACTAACTGATTGATCAACATACTGTTGTCGTATACCAGCTTGATTAACTAATTCTAATTGATTTATTTCTTTAAATGTTTTAAAGACTTCTTTTGCAGGTATATCATTATACCTACCTAACATAATATTGTCAAGTTGTTTTATATCTTGTACTGAACCACCATCCTTTAAAATTTTATTCCAAATTCTTTCGTTGTCAAGTTTATGTTTCTTTAAAACTTTTTTAAGAGTCGGGTTTTTACGAATGAAAGTGCCTTTTGCGCTTTGCTCTGTGAATACATTAGCTGCCCACGGCTCAATACCTGGGCTAACGTTTCCACTAAGCTTAGAGTTAGAGACAGTAGGAGCAATAGCGCGTAAGTGGGTATTACGTAAACCAGTACCGATACACCAAAGAGGTTCTCCAAAAACTTCAGCCAAAGCTCGTGAAGCTCGTTCAGACTCGATTTTAATTTGTGAAAATATTTTTCTTGTTTCATATTGTGATAATAATCCTTCAAATGGTAAACCTTTTTC